CCCCTGTTTACCCGGCTTTAGGCCGGGACCCAGCGGCGTTTAAGTGTAACAGCGCCGTACTGTGCATGCCTACTTAGGTGCTTACTGTCGACGTTGTGTATCTCTACACGACGCCTCGCTGGGGAGGAGAATCTCCTCTCCAGCGACAGTAGGCACTTCTGTAGGGCAGCGTATCCGTCCAATTTATCTTTACGATAGATCGGCGATGGCACCCACGTTCTTACTTCTGGGACGTGAGTATGCGGGTTCATCCTTTCGGGTGGACTCGTAGAACCATCTAGGGATACGTGGCCAAGACCACCACTATCTCGTGGTATAGTGGGCAGATGCCCAAGATACCTTTCACATCTCGAGAAGAGATATGAAGAGGTCAAGAAATAACCAGCCTCATTAAAGAGGTTAGCTGTTTCGACCCAAGAGATTAAGGCGTTGGTCTCACGCCTGTCACTAGGAGGCAATTCACGAAGGTACGTAGGTGTTACACACGTACCATTGAATGCATCCATACCACATGACTCTCTGAACTTTCCAGTCCAGAAAGATTTTGTGGCATTCACCCTGCAATAGTACTTTTGCAAGGTTGTAGTGACAGCGGCCGCATAATGTGCGGGGACGACTATGTCGTCACCATACACATATACGTCACGCGAACATTTTAAAACGTTCGTGTACGTAACCGGAAGCTGCTGTATCTCGAGAAGAGCCACTACACATAATGTGTAGAAGTACATTGACTCTATCGGGAAACAGAGAGCTGATCCCATCGATGCAAACTTTCTAAGGTGAATTACTTCACCAGAAGGAAGTTTAGCATTCTTCGAGCGACATGCTAGAGCAGCATCAAGAAAATCTTGATTATACTTTAGCATAATCGAAACAAGCGAAAGAGGAACTCGATCGCTTGCCGACGAAAGGTCGAGTGTTGCCATTCGACCAGTCCTTGAAGAGCTAATCGCTAAAGACTGATTAACAGACTGGTCAGTGAAGTTCACATGGCCAGCTGATATCGGTGCTCGTTCCAGACATCTCATAAGAGATCTGGCAAGAGCCTGTTGTGTGTACTGCATACACACAGGCTCAACGGCGATTAGACGAGGTGACTTAAGAGTCTTCGGAACTGTGATAACCCTTACGGGCATTTCATCAGATTCCGAAACGATGGATATAGAATCGAACTCTTTAGACTCATAAGCATATGCAGAAGCATAGGCATATTGAGTTAAAGGAAAGTAAGGTTCTAACCTATCGTGCCAACTGCGGATAACATACTTCTGATTACCAGAAATACGCTCTGCAGTAGCTCCAGGACCGTGACGTGGGAGCCATGAGTTACTATCCAACAAAGGATCAGTAGCCATGAAATCCCACATATGGTTACAGACATCTTCAAATATGGAGACGTCTTCGGGAGCGATGGACGACTTAAGGTCAAGCTCATCCGAAATGTATCCAGCGTAAGCCTTGCAAACCCTTTTCGGGGTGCAAGCCAACTTAATCTTTTTAAAGCCGAAGGCAATTTGCCTAACAGCCTTAATAGATTCAATTGGTGGGTCATTACGGATACCTCCAGTATCAACATCGAAGATTTGACCGACGATACCTCGCAAAAATGCGGGGATTCGCCGATACTTCCGAAAAGATCGGAAGCATTTTGGGTCAATAAACCCTCGATCAAGAGATCTTTCGAAATCTTGGCCGAAGGCGGGAAGAGTTATCGTGAGAAACGATAACCCTTCATCTTCGACTCGCGACACCAGTGTTTCGATGTCGCGTACGGTTGATTCATTTGCGGCACACATTGCCATAGCATCTCTATAGATGCAAATGGCGATCTCGCAGAGACTGTTTTCATGGCTTTTCACACCTGCTCCTTTCAGAGCTAGGTGATCCAGCCATGGAATCCGCCACTGGTAACTATATAGTTACCAGAAAGCATACAGACTTCCACGAAGGTGAGACGACGGAGAGGAACTAGTGTTCCTGACCGAGAATCTTCCCGACGTAACCGGAAGTAGCCAGCCAGGATGTGAATCCTGTGACCACGTCAACGAGCGAAGCGTCGTCGAAATACGGCGCTTTAGGCTCGTCAATGACGAGGTAAATCCCCGCGGTGGCTTCGACGTTAGCCGAAGTCAGAGGATCTGACGCAACGGTCGTTTGATCGATGCGTGCCATATGTCGGATACGGTTGCCGGACAACTGATGAGAAATCGTCAGCTGCCAGGCGCCGTCGGCCGACAAATAGATCGACTTGGTAGCCTCATCGGAAATACGAGGCATCGAGTGGGGAACTGA